TGAATATAAATCATAGCCTGTGTATCAGTTAAAGTGAGAATCTTACCATCATCTTCACCTGTGCTACTTGAACGTGTTGCGTCTACGACAATACATGGTTCATTGTAGATTGTGGTTGAAGTGGTTTGGAATGGGAGAACATAATTACAGAGTTGAATGATACCTTTTTCATAAATTTTATTATTATCTGGTACGTTCATCATAAGCCACATTTTGTTACGATATTTAATCAAATTACCAGCACTAAACGTTCCAATATTAGATAAAATTTGTCTTAAAAAAGAACTGTTTTGATTGTCTGAAGTAGAATTTTGAACAATAGCTTTTTTATCATCCCAAATTTTAGTAACAAGATTATAAATTTGTATGTCATCGGTCAATGGAGAATCTTGTAAAGTCTCATTAAATCCACTCTGAGCATAATTATTAAAGTCATCAGACTCATATCCACTATTATAGATAGGTGGTTGGCTTGTAAGCAAATACCATTCAGATGCCATATAACCACCCCTTATACATAAGCAGTTGGTTTTTGATTATCCAACAATTTATTTAATCTTGCTAATTCAGAATCTAATTCTTCTTTAGTATATTTTTTTGTATCTCCATTACCATTAAAACTAATATCTTTTCCGATAATATTGTTAAGTTTATTAACTCTGCTAATTTCACGGATACAATATTTTACTTTCATCATTAAACCAAGAGAAACAACAATCCATCTTGGTAAGATTACATCAAATGTATTAGTAACTGTGTCAAAATTCAAATTTTCTATTTCAAGACTAAATTCTGCGACAGAATCTAAAAACCATTGTTTTATTAAACCATCTGCTAAAACATATTTATTTTGGAAGGTAGATTCAAATGAATCAATTACTTCCTGATATGTAGTATTTGCCATTTAAATCTCTCCTTTTTATTTATCATACTCTAAAACCTGTATATTGTTCAGAAAGTCTAATCTTATCAAAATCATTAAATTTAAACTTTTTAATCATTTCAATGAAGGCATATTTCTCCGCTCTAGTAACTACATTATCTTTAAGATGCTTTTCAAATGTAGAAAGTGTCTTCAATTCAAACATCTTTTTAACCTTATCTTCTGAAAGAAAATTTTGCGTCAATTTACCATCTTCAGATTCAAAATCTAATTCAACTCTCGTATCTTTATCATCAATATACACAGTTGCATGAGAACCAATGTTATCAATGCCATTTATAAGTTTATTACCATACTGAGACTGCGCAATGACTTCACTACGAGTTAAACGAATAGAACCATTTGCAGGAATTGTAATATCTCCAATAAAAGTACCATCTTTCTTAGAAAACCCTACATCCCATCCTGCAATGTTTTTAAGTAAAATTTTTTCTTCCATATTCAAAAATTTAGCATCAGCCATACAATCAATTCCTTTTCAATTATTTTTTACAATTACAACTATTAGATTGAATATTTTACCTGATTATACAAAGCAATAATTTTATCTAACTTTTCGCTTTTTTCAAATAAGTAATAATAAGTATTGCTATTTTTATTTAAAGCTCTACTTTTATACGAAATATTAAATGAACGAATAAAAAAGTACATTCTTTTAGAATAGCAGTAAAAGTATTTATTGCTTTTTTGATTATCCATAAAAAATATTTAATACCTTCTTTAAAAGTATAAGGGGTAGTCAATACTACCCCTTAAATATCATTTTTATTAATTAAAGAGTGTCAAGATTATTATCGTGAACAACTCCAACTTCGTATTCACGCCCTTTAGCAACATCAACACCAAATTCAAAATCATAACGAGTAATAATTTTACCAGAAGCAACATCATTACCAGTCATACTTGTCAATCCACCACGAGAGAACATCTGAATAGGAGATTTACCACCAGTAGGAAGAACAAAACCAAGTCCAGCAGGAAGTAAAGTGTCAAAATTATCACCGGTAGTATTTAGAGATGTCAAGTCGTATTGATTTGGTATTTCGCCAATTACTGCTCCGTTATACATACCAAGAATACCATTTTCAGTAATTTCATTCATAACTTTTTCAGAAATACCAGTAATGGTATTTGAACCGATAGTACCTACATAACCAACAAAAGGCGTAAGCTGAGACACAAGTGCATAATCTCCAACAATGGTAGGTTTACCAAAACGTCTAACTTTAGTAAGTACCCCATCAATACCAGTCTTAGTTAAACCAGCTCCTTCAAAGAAATATTTAACACCGGTTGCATTCTTAATAGCGTTAAATACTTTATCAACAACAGCAAGAGCCGCTCTGTTCCTAATATCAATTCTGACTTGTTCCATACCCTCATTTTCTTTAGACATATCACCAAGAGAAACACGTCTATAATCTACTGCATAACCGCCAGAAATAGTTTTAGTAGAAACCTGATATTTCTCAGTTACAGTAGTAGGGAATACAACATCACCATTAGCCGCCTGTAAACGAGACTTTTCACCAACATGTTTATAAGTTTCTACTTCTGGAGTTTCATCAAATCCAAGCTGAGTATATGTACCAAAAATATTAAGTAGTTTAATTTCTTGCAATAATTTAGGTTCAATTGTAAATTTTCTAAGAGTATTAAGCTCTGAAACAGCAGAATAATCGCCATTCAGTGCTTTTTCACCAAGAGATTTAATATAATTTACTGCTACATCAGCTTTTGCTCCAAATTTTGACAAATCTTTGCCCTGTGCCATTGCAGAGAATACTTCTACAACAGGACTAGATTTAGTAAATTTACCACTAAAAAAATCAGAATCTCTTTTTACGTTATTTAATTCATATGTAAACATTAATTTTACCTCCCTTATAATTTAATTAAGCTACTGCAATCTTAACTACGATCGCATTACCATTCATTTGTACTTTTTTTTCTACCTTAAAAGTAATTGCATGTTCTTCAGCTTTTAAAGTTGTACCATCTGCAATTCTTAATTTTCCATCAGTATAAGCAACCATTACAGTAGTACCACCAACAATATCAGAATAATCTTCGCCACTAGCATAAGAAATATTGTCTTCATTTACTACAAGATTCTGACCATCCCATGCCTTCAGCAAATAACCATTAAGAAATGCACCATCTGCAATCTTAGTGTTAGGATAATAGGAATAATCGCCATTAATTTCATTAAGTGCAATATAAAGATTGCTGGTTTGAGTAGCCTCAGAAGTACCTGATACAGGAGCATCAGCCTTCCCGTCAGAACCCTTGGTGAAAATATATCCATTAATAGTATCGCCATCTGCGACAATAGTGGGATCGTTCTTGGCAGTCTTAAACATGCCGATAGATTCTAGTTTAACCATTTAATTTTCCTCCTTTAAAATATTGAATTATCAGTATCAGCTTTATTATCTTCATATACTTCTGCAAAAATATCTACACCATTGCTATTTGCAGAATTTTGCTCAGAAGAAACAGATTTTTCTTTTTCCTTTTTGCCAATTTCGGAATAAATCTTAGTGACAATAGAATTAATTTCGCTAGTCATAGGATCAGCATTAAAAGCATCAATTTCATCCTTTGCATAGGATTTTTCTTCATCAGAAAAAGCAGCAAGTGCAGAATTTAATTCACCAACACGTTCTTTTGCTTTTGCTTTTGCAATTTCTTCTTTGAGTACATCCATCTCCTTATAAAGAACATCTTCTTTATCCCAAAGTTCCTGTTTTTCTTTTTTTACAGCCTCAAGCGCAGTAGTCAATTGTTCAACAGAAGCGTTTAATTCTGTCACTTGACTATTTTTTGCCTCAATAACTGAATTTAATTCAGCTACTTTGGCTTCAAACTCACTGTTCTTACTATTAATCTCAACTATAGTTGACTTTACACTGTCAACAAACTGAGCAAGAATTTTTTCATCCATTAAATTTTCCTCCTTATTTTGATTTTTTATGTCTTCATTGATTTCAAGAACTACAGCAGATTTATCTGCTGGTTTAACACAATTTGAAAGCAATGCATGACCACTATAACAATAAACCATTGGTACTCGTCCAGTTTCTTTGTACCCATCTTCATAAACAATGACATTTTTATTTTCAGGTAAGCCATTTATTTCAACACTTCCCATAACATTACCAAGAGGAATATTGATAACAAGCCAATCTACAAAATTTTTATATCTTTGTTCATATATGTAAGCACGTCCCATTAGAACATGTTTAACAACTCCATCAATTTCTACATCACTTATATAACCCTCTATAAAACTACCAACAACTTCTGAATTTTCAAATATTGGCATCTTGCCATCATCTGTATTAACTTCATCAGTCATACCATGTCCCCATATAGCGTCTTTTTTATCATTAATAAATTCAACAGCTAATGGAGCACCTTTTAGAGAATCTATAGCTTGTAATACATACTCTTCTTTCCATGAAATACCATTATCTTGATAAACCGTACTATCTGGCATAATTTCATGAAGCACCAGAAGAATTTCTCTTTTTCCACCTTTAGATTTTTTACTTGATATTTCATAAAAACGCGAGTTAAAGCGTTCTATTTTTTCATTCATTACACCACCACACTTTATAATGAGATACATAAAAATGAGATTTGAATGAAAATTCAAATCTCAATCTAACAAAATTATTTAGTTGATACCTTAGGTTGTTTATTCCCATTATTAGTTTTAGTCGCTAAAGTTTTATCATCGTTACTATTTTTAATAGGTGCGCCCCCACTTTGGTCAACATCAGAATTATCGCTATCTTTACCAGAGTATGTAAATGAAGTTTTATGAATAGGATATTTATTTTCAAAATCTAATTCTAATTCTTCGTCCATTAATGATAAATAAGCTTCAACATCCCATCCGGTAGAAGCAATCCATGCTTGTAAACTACCTTTACCACTAACATACAATTCTTTCATATAGCCAACAGTTTTATCACGATTTACTAGGGAAGTAGGTAAATAATAAACTTCAACTTTGTTATTTAAATCTTTAATCACATGATAATTAAGAACTTTATTTAATTCCTTACTAATTGCTTCAACCCAAACCATAATTTCAGCAGAAACTAATTCCAAGTTATTCTGTTGACTAGAATAATTACCACTACTAGACGCATTAAGTAAGCTAGCACCAAATCCCAAGTCTGTAGCAATATTATCTGTTAAATTGCCCTCATTTTTTTCATCAAAAATATCAGTGTTTACTTTAATATCATCTATTTTTGTTCCAGCGGCAACTGAAAAGAAACTTGTTCCACTATTATTAGATTTATTTAAAATAGCACCTTTAACTTTATCATGTTGATCTTGTTGTTGGTTTTTTGTTAGAGCACTCGTTCCTTTATCTTTTCCTTCAGGAAAAGTCTGATAATAAATACGATTATTTAATTCATTAAGAATATTTCTTTTTGTTTCAATAAAATAATCAGAATATAAAATATTATTTAAGGCGGCTAATACAAGTGGTCTGCCATACCTTTCAGTTCGTTTTGATCTAATTTTATGCACAACTGTTCTTGTATTATCGAGCACAAGCCAAGAATTTGAAGATTGTTTATTTTTCCATTCAACAAAACCATCTCTAATTTCTTTTGGATATTTAAGTAATTTCTTTTCTTGATTTTCGCCATCACATTTATCAAAGTAAGATAAATCAAAAGCAACAACATAAGAAGAATTTTTAATTCCAACAATTTTACAATAATCTAAAGGAAGTGAAATCATAGAAACATTAACATCTAAAGATATTTGATTATCAATTTCATTAATTTCTGTAATATTTTGAACATCGTAATCAGACATTGTTTTTGAAAATTTATTTTTTGGAATATCAGCGGTTTCGCAATAATATACAAACATTCCATCAATAGCATCCGAAAACAAACAGTCTCTAACAAATTCTTTATGTTTAATAACATCTAAAGCCAATAACATTTTAGATTTATTTTTTTCTGTTTTAGACTTATTTCTACCGCGCTTTACAATTACTTTATCAAGTGTTGGCAAGGAAATCATATAATCAATAGTATTTGTAACAATACCAGATGAATTATAAGCAAATAATGATAACTCTCTAATTTCATTATTATGTAACATAGGATTTTTAACATACTCTGTAACCTGTTTAATGTTGTATATATTAAAAAAATTAGTTCCAAAAATATTAGTAAATATACTATTATAAGAGTTAAACTCATACTCTTTTGATTGTTGAGAAGAATTAATTTCAACAGAATCTGATTTTTGTGGTCTGCCACGTTTTTTAACAGGTGTTTCTGACACTTTATCACCTCGATTCATATTTTATTAATTTACAAATGTGCAATAATCATAATCAGAATTATCCGATAATAAATCTTGTTCAAGCAATGACGCAAAGTGGTTTCCATAAGAAACACTGGTATATCTATCTTTACGATTATTTCCCTGCTCATTTATTACTATTAATCCAGTTTGTTCTTTTCTTTCATAAGTTAACTCTACACTTTCAGTAATAAGTTCCTGTGTTTCTAAAAATGGTTTTTCAAAAAATATTTCCGTATCTAAATCTATAGATTGAGAATATTCTGGTATTTTACAAAGAATTTCATCTTTAGCATCATTAAAATTAATTAAGAAATCTATTTTATTTTCTACAAGAGCAAGCCTAAACTCCATAGCAATATCACTGTTTAATTTTGATGATGCACTGATTACAAAAGTATTTTCAATTGCTCCACTTGCCTTAATACGATTTGCTACATTTTCAT